TACGGCATCAAACAAGGGTGGATCAAGCTCCCACCCAAAGCACCCAAGCTATGGCACACAGACCCAGAAACATCTTCGTCAATCGAACGAACCCACGAGTCACCGTTACTGTGATCTCGCCCGAAGCAGAACTACGCATCGGGGAAATGAAACGCACCGTCACCGTCTACCAACGCGGCGATTCCATCTACGTCCGCCCCACTCAAGAGTTCCAACGCATGTTCCAATCCCATGATCAAGAAAACCAATAAAGGCTACGAGGTCCTCTCGAAGACCCATAAACGCCCGATGGGCACCTACACCACCAAGGCCGAGGCCATCAAACGACTGATGCAGGTCGAGATGTTCAAGGCCATGAAGAAAGCCGGGACACTCCGAAAGTCCAAGTAGGCCAGCAGCACAACGAGTCCTCATCCATGACAACGAAAGAACGAGCGGCACTCTGGCTCGCCAAAGTGCCACCGGCCATCTCTGGTTCAGGTGGTCACAACCAAACATACACCGCAGCCGTGGGTCTCACCCACGGTTTTTGCCTTCCATTCGAGGACGCCTACTCGCTCCTCGCAGACTGGAACCGATCCTGCCAACCCCCGTGGACCGAGCGCGAGCTGGCCCACAAGGTCAGGCAGGCCATTGATCAGCCCCACGACAAGCCCCGTGGGCACCTACTCAACGCATCTGACCATCGCCCGGTCGAGCCATTGGACATCACCCGCGTGACCTTCAAGAAGCCGCCCGCCCCGCTCACCAAGCCCGATCCAGCAGGCTCGGAGTTCCGCAGGTTCATCGAGGCATGCTTCTCCCAGGGAGAGACCATCTGCATCTGCGACAACGTGTCCGAGGAGGATGGTAGGCCACTGACCAGTGGCTCATTCATGACACGCGAGGAATGGATCAGCCGCCACGACCAGCCCGGTGCCGGTATCCTCTCGCCCTCCCGAAACGGCGTCTTCGTCCGCATCAACCCGTTCAAGCCCAACCTCTACAGCGGATCGGACAACGATGTCTCCGCCTACCGCCATGTCCTCGTCGAGATGGACGAGCGGCCCAAGGCCGAGCAGGAGAAGGTCCTGCGCGACACCGGCATGCCCATCACCGCCCTCATCGACAGCGGCGGCAAGTCCATCCACGCATGGGTCCGAGTCGATGCCCACAACCGCAAGGAATGGGAAGCCCGACGCGATGTCATCTACGCCGCCATCCCCGGCATCGATCCCAAGAACAAGAACCCGGCACGGTTCTCCCGGCTCCCCGGCGCATACCGCGATGGCTCAGCCCAACGCCTCATCGGAACCCACATCGGACCCGAATCATGGGACGAATGGCTGGCCGACAGAGAGACCGCCGAGGACCAGGCCACCATCGTCTCGGTCAAAGACCTCATCGACTTCGATCCTAAGAACGATCCCGACAACCTCATCGGCCAGCGGTGGCTCACACGTGGTTCCTCCATGATCATCAGCGGCGGCACCGGCATCGGCAAATCGTCGCTCATGATGCAGATCGTCATCCGCTGGGCGTTGGGGAAGGACTTCTTCGGCATCGCGCCCGTGCGCCCGCTCCGCATCGGCATCGTCCAAGCCGAGAACGACAAGGGTGACCTCGCGGAATCATTCCAAGGGGTAGGCCACGGCCTCAACCTCACCGTCGATGAGATGCGGATGCTCCAGCGACAGCTCGAGTTCCGCACCGAATCCGTTCGCACCGGGGACCAGTTCCTCGCCTACGCCCGACGGTTCATCACACGATCCAAACTGGATGTGATCATCGGGGACCCGCTCTTCTCGTACTTCGGTGGCGATCTCAGCGACCAGGGCGAGGTCTCCGTATTCCTGCGGAACAAGCTCCAGCCCATCCTGCACGAGACCAAGGTCGCTTGGATCTGGATGCACCATGTCACCAAGAACACCCGGCGCGATACCGACGAGCCGCCCACCATCATGGAGATGGCCCACGCTGGTTTCGGAAGCTCCGAGCTTGGCAACTGGGCGCGGGAGATAGCGGTCATCGCAGAAGTAGGCCAGCACAAGCCTCGACGCTTCCAGATGGCCTTCTGCAAGCGCGGAGGACGCCTCCCACGCGCATCACTCATGCTCCAGCACTCCGAGGGCAGCATCTCATGGAAGGAATGGAACCCCATGGTCATGACCGGAGCGCAGCTCAAGGAGAAGCAGCCCTTCAAACCCAACACCAAGCGCAAGCGCAGCCCCGCCGATATATGACCTACCGCGAACAATTCGGCACCATGCCGAGCCTCAAGCACGACAAGGACCCGGCCAAGAGCCAAGTGATAAATCACATCGCCACGACCCTCGCTATTGATATTGAGCGGGCCACTCGTGTGTTCGATGATATCCGCAAACGGATACTCATCTATGACAAGATCGACGGCACATGGTCAGGCATCGATCACCGCGCTAATACTAGAACGGACAAGGCAAGGATCGAGCGGCTGGAGATCCGACTCGCCACACTCGAAAGGGCGCACAAGAAACTCCTCGCCGCATACCGCTTCCACCGGAAACACGAGCATCCCAAGGAGTAGTCCCCTAGGGGGTAGTCTGGTCATGACAGAGTGTCTCCTTTTTCTGACACAGGTACCCCCTACGGACACACCCCTATTCCCCCACTATATGGGGGGAAGTCCTCGCTCCCCCCAGCATCTGGCCGAGTGGGGGGGGCGAGGACAGGGTTAAAGACTTCTCGGTTTGGAACTTTGAAATCGCTCGGAACGGAAATCGGGGGTTAGGAGATGAAGCGGGAATGCCCCGCGCTGGAGCGGAAAGGGGCCTAGGATGCGTCGGAGGGGGCTGGGAGTGTGATGACAGCGGAACCGGGGTGCGCGAGGCTCTGGCGGGCGAGGGTTCGGAACGCGAGTTCGGCGGTGGCGGGGACTACTCCGTTTCCGAGTAGGCGCAATCGGTCCACCCTATTGGTAATCCCATCATCTTCTCTACAAATGATGGGGCTAATGGACCAGCTATTGATATTGGCCCACTCGTCGCTTGTGTTATTAGTTCCCCGCGTCGAGCCATCGCTTCTAGTGTCTTTGATTGCTGGCTCGATCCATTGAGCCGAAAGCTGTCCTCGTTCGCGCACGGAGTCGGAAGCGTCGGTCGCAAGGATGAACACCCGCTTCCGTTGGTGAGGTGCGCCGACTTCGCTCGCGCTGAATATTCCCCACGAGACCGAATAACCCAGCTCTTCCAGATCGCTGATGACGCTGGAGAGTCCCATCGTGATGTGGCCCTCGACGTTCTCAAGGAAGACAACGGAAGGTCGAATTGACCCGACGCATCGAAGCACCGCTGGCCAGAGATGTCGGGGATCGTCCGCTCCACTCCGCAATCCAGCGTGGCTGAACGGCTGGCACGGATACCCCGCACTAAGGATGTCCACGCTTCCTCGAAACCCTTCGCACGGGAAATCCCGTACATCAGTCCAGATTGGAGCCGCATCAAGTTGGCCCGCTTCCATTCTCGCAAGTAAACACTCGACCGCGAATGCGTCGATCTCCGCATAAGCAACCGTTCGCAAACCTCGGATAACTCTCGCAAGTCCAAGGTCGATTCCTCCGTACCCAGTACAGAGACTGATGTGTGTAACTGCTTCGGTACTATCCATGATCCCATAACAAGGTTAGTTGTGGCCCACCTCCACACCCACAAGCTCCCAACCATACCGATGCGCGTCCTCGGCCGCAGCCTCACGGGCCTCGGCCACCGGCTCATGGTAGGAGTTGTCAGTGACCACTCCACCGCAGGGCTTGCGGAACTTCGCAGTCACTCGCAGCGGAGCGACGAAGAAGTCCGACTCCTCGCCGTTCATGGTCACACCGTTCGCCCATGTCAGACCCCAGCAGTGGCCGTTGAACTCACACTTGATCAGCCACTGGCCCACAGAATCATGCACCACACGGTACGCACCGCTCTTCCAATGCACCGTCCGCCCAGCCAGCACCGCCGCCTTGATCTCTTCGAGCTTCACTTGGCACCCCCCTTCACAGCCACAGCCTTCCAGCCGGTATACCGACTGTCGCAGTACACCAACACATCACAGAGATCCACACCCGGAATACGAACCACCACACCCACCGGACGCCTCTGCGTACGCACCGCCACCACACCAGCATCAGCCGCAGCCCTTCGGAGATACTCGTCGTACCCAGCCCAATCCTCATACCCACACTCATCCGCCCACCGCTCCTTCACAGACTCAACCGCTCCATTCAGCTTCACCGCATACCCGCTGATCAATCCGATCAATGCTTCCTTGTTCATCCGATCACCTTTCTGGTTACACGCCGCTCCATGCGGCGATGCACGGACAATCCCATACCGCTCCATACCCGTCAAG